AGCCTTTGGTCACAATGACCCGCGTCTCGTTACCCATTATCCTGGTAACGATGGGACCAAGGATGGTTCCATGATATACGTACCCTTAAAGGTAAGTTTTCGTCATTCCAGCGTACAATATGTACTAAGTTTGACTACTCTACTTACTCAGAGGAAGGACTCAATTAAGGTCCTATTACGAGCGGCTTTACGCTCAACAAGTATATCAGTGAGGAAACCATCCTAGATATCCTCGATGAGTATGTCCGAGAATAAGGCGTTGTCCTGAAATCGTTCTGCTCACTTCCGCTCCAATCTGGGGCCGGCACTAGGCAATGTTTTTAATGTCTCTAGTTATATAGGTTAACCTGCCTATATACATAATAGAGACGCCTGGTTGAAAAGAGGAAGCTACCCAACAGTTGGGTTCGCACGTTCCGATGTCTCTCTTGCTGTTCTTCTGAAACCTCTAGAAGGATGGTGTTTTACACAGATTCGTCCAGCGAGCCTAAACATAGGATAAAAGATACTCGGGTAACTCGTGATTCGTATATCGGAAATCAGACTGTTTCCCACACCTAGTGTGGACAGCTCCGAGACCAATATACCGAGTTACCTCAGTATTACCGCTACCGTTACCCAAACGATTTCGTCTAGTTTTAGGACGTTTCGGTCCATTAACGGTCAGCTTTCGGGAGGTTCTATTACGAGGGGATTCTTCGTTCTCTCCATGCCCACGATGGGGACTTACAGAAGTTCTTCCGATGAACCTTCCCACAGGTATTAAGATGCTCGGTCGATCGGTTTGAATCGACGACTCAGCATCAATAGGTACACTCCGTCCTTAAACTAACCGGTAGACTCCGTCTACGAGGGACAGTTTAACGACGTGACGGTCGAGAAGAAGAAAGAGCTGTTTAAACAGCCTGGATAACCAAATTGGTTGTTCCTGGAGAGGCAATACTGGTAAGTGTACCAGCTGCTCCAACGAGATAGACCTGAACCTTAACGGTATTCGTACCGTCTGAGGTGACGTAGTACTGGCAGGACATGGACTGGCTAGGGGCTGCGGAAGACGAGTTATTAAATGAACTCTGATCCACAGTTACCGCGTCACGAAATATCCTGAGAATGCCTGTAAAGGCCTCAGTAGCGTTGTCCTGGAAGTTTCCCTTTGCCTGAACTAGGTAGGCACCCTTTGGAAGTGTAAACACTCCACTGGTACCATTACCTATACCGAGACCATCCACCACGGTCGTGTCGAACTCAATGTCCGTCCACGTGGCCGTAGTGATAGTCTGAGCGGCGGCTCGGGAATAGAGCGAGAGCGACTTAGCAATTGGAACGCTAGAGCCCAAACTTTGAGGAATGAAGAATTCCACATCGTAATGGACCCAAAGCTTACCAATCGCAGCCGCTGATGCTTCTTCCACTGTACCGAGGTACAGCGCACCCACGTCATAGGTCTTCAAGTCTGCTCCACCAACCTTTTGGTCGCGAAGGAACTTACGGGGACCCATGGGAAACATGTTGACTTTCTTAAAGTTCAACATTTGATTCCGCCAGGGCACGTCTTCGACACACCCACTGTAGGCCGAGGCTTGCGCTTCAGTTTCCGGTGGACGATCTGAAGGATCATACTCAGGAATGAGTAGAACAGATCCAACAGTAGAAGTTGCGCAACGAGTTTTATACTCGAAGCATAACTTGTGGAAGACGTACTGCTCCCATCCAGTGGCCTGTGATGACAGCCACGGAAAGGTCTCAGCAATCCCAGGGTTCAACTCGTACTTAATGGCCTCAAAAGCCACAGATCCAAGTACTGAGTCAACAAGTTCTGAGTGAGAGATTCTCACAGACGACGAGCCTCGTTGAACTTGAGGCACACGCGTCTGAGAAGAACTCGAGTAGGCAACGGCCGCTGAGGCATTGCCACCACTCCTCTTCGAACCAGATCCAGGTTTCCGGCCGTTCGTCGGCCCTTTCTTCTTCAAAATCATATTCTTGTTGCGTTGCATTGTAGGGGATCCCGCCTGCAACAGACGCGACTGTACATCGCGAGTAACACCCGAAGGTGCGAAGCCGTGCAGTCTGTCGGCATTTATGCCCTTAGAGCAGTGCTAGGACCAAACCATTGCATGGTGAGGTCCGCATCTGCAGGACAACTTAGCACGGAAATATTAAGGTGGGATGAACCCTCCACCGTTTTGGCTTCTTCAATACTCGCGACCCCCTTATCTTCTTCGGAGTTATCGGATCTTAACTCCTCAAGACGGAAGGGCCAGCCATAGATATCGCAGTTTTTCATTTGCGAAATCCACGCTGGCGCTCTCGACCATCGACCACCAAGATCACGAGTGGTACGAATATATTCCCGCATAGCCTTCTTTGGCATACGGAAAGCCATTTCAGGCTTCGTAGCTAAAAGAGCATAGGCTAGCGGTGGTTTATATTCATCGATGGGAGGGACCTCCCCTGTCTTGACCTCTGCAGGTCCAATAGCTGGAAGAACGACCAGCAAACCCTTATGTTGACGGATCGGCCCAGAAGATGAAATTCTGTCTTCTGAGGTCAAGGTGATCTTCTCCTTGTCAACATTCCCTTCTGAAACTCTCTCGAAGAACCGCTTCTCCAAAATGGAAGCGAACCGACGTTGAAAGCTAGTGACGTTGTTCCTAACGTCCGGCTCCTTATGGAAGCCTAAACCGCCACGTTCATGTGGTAGGAATAGGTTATAGAGGCCATCATGCGTCATCTCCTTTATAGCAGAAATGTTATAATGGATAAAGCGACGATGGGCTCTAGGCTTATCAACAGCACCTTCGATCACGGTGTTGTAGATATCCCAAAGGGGGAGCGCAGCTTGATTCTTACCACCCGTAACCTTACTTTGACCTGTTAAAAGTCCGGTGTTGAACATACCGAGAAACTTAAGGTCGTCATTACCACGTTGATCCTTGTGGTATTGGTAAAGTTGGGAATTTATGGTAAAGAATGTCGGATTGATGTAGTTCTTTCCGAGAGAGAGTGTGAAACCGGAGTATCGCAGCCAATATTGCCATTCTTCGTAAAATTCTGTATTTGCTCGGAATAGAATATCATCCCCGTTGATCAAGACGGGGAGATCTTCTAGAGAGCACTGCCACTGTTGACCTGTCTTAACAGACATATAGGTCTCAAGAGCCACCCAGTAACAGATCAGATTGACTGAACACAAAATAGGAAAGCTAAGAATGCTTCCCATCAGTTGTCCAGTCTTCTGAACAATAGGATCCAGATCATGGTCCTTATTCTGTTTATCTGGGTAGTGGAGCCTTTGCTCATACAGAATTGAGCGCAAGACGATCTTCAAGTCCTCCGAGAATGAACATTTCTCGAGGAAAGATTCGAAGACCATCTTGGTGAAGCGGATATTTAAATTGTCCGTGGCTGAAGAGTAATCTCCGGAAACCCACTGATCGAAGTCAGCTATACCTATCTTCTTCTCCCTACGGAGTAAGTCGTATATGTCAGCTGATCCAAGAGGAGAGCCTGTGAGGCTCAGAGCAGGAATACGTACAAGGTACTGCCATAGTGCCTTCTGCATAAATCTGCCCACCCATGAGTGGAAACTACTGGCCTTAGTGATCAGCCGAACCTTCAAAGGCTCGAGAACTGCACTAACCATCGTATCCAGGGTCAAATCCTCTTTGCGTGTAACCGTCTTGGTTATGGTACCGTCCTCATCAATCCATAGATCGATGTCGTTGACAAGTTCTTCAACGAGTTCATCGATGTCCGGAAGAGGATAACCAAAAGCCGACTCGACTACGCCGGGACGTGTTTCGATCATCGCTAGTAACTCGTTACTTAGTGATGGCCGAATATACGCTCGGGCGCCTCCTTCAGATCGGAGGGACTCCCATGAGGCAGATGTACTCGCCTCATAGAGTCTAGGAGTTGGGCTCTTGAATTTCTCAGTGAGACGTTCAACCCAAAACCGACACGCTTCTTCATTACAATCAGTGGGAGGCTGGCTCAAAATCTTTCTATGAGAAAGCATTTGTGCATGCACATCTGACTCCGTCATAGGAGCACAGCCTCTTTTCACACCGTTCAGAAATCCTTGCCAGAGTCGGGCATTCTTCGCTGTCTGTGATCGGGCTCTATAGAGCCTATTAGTGAGAAATCTTTTGATTCTTCCACTAAAGACTAGCGAAGGACCTTCGAAGCCCGCTGGGACCTCTGGCAATTCGTTCAAAGGGTTTCGGAAGCGCATGAAGGCGGCCATAGGATATACGGTCACATACTTCGCGTACTTCTGGAACCTGTCTTGGGGCCAAGATCTGGCAACAAGATAAATCTCTAACATTTCCTTCACTGGTAGAGAGAGCAGCTTGGGCGCTGAATCCAAAAGGACTTCCAGCACAGCCCGGCTAAAGAAAGCGGCTTCATAGGCCGATTCCCCTTCTACACACCAGTGAGCACCCCTAGAGACCTTAGGGCGGTTCGTGGGATGACAAATCCCGTGGACAGGTTCATATCGCTGAATACCAAGAATTTCCTTAAAGCACGAAAGTGACTTCGGAAGCTTGGCTCTAGCGATAGTGGACCACGCCTTATCCCCGCAACCTTTGCGGGAGAGGTTTCGACATAACTCATCGAGAATACCCAGAGCAGTACAATGTTCTTGTAACATTTGTTGTTTTGGGGTAGAC